AGCGGTTTTACTTGTAAGTGTTAGTTTTGGATTGTTAGCTTTTACTGCTATTCAATTGGCAAATGCCGGTCCGCTTGCAATCGGAGTTATGGTTGGTATGGTTGCAGCAATCGCTTTACTTGCGGTTGGTGCGGCAGCACTTGGACCGGCGCTTACTGCTGGTGCAGTTGGATTTATCGCTTTCGGTGCAGCGATACTTCTTGTCGGAGCAGGTGCATTGTTAGCGAGCGCAGCACTTGCTGTTGTGGCAGCAGTTCTCCCGACTATTGTAATTTACGGAACGCAAGGAGCAGCAGCAATTGTAGCGTTAGGAGCGAGTATGATTGTATTTGCAGTTGGAGCGACCATAGCAGGAGCATCATGTCTCGTCTTAGGAGCGGGACTTGCATTAGTAGGAGCCGCCTTACTTGCAGTGTCGGCGAGCGTATTAATCATTGGAGTCGGAATGATGCTGATAGGAACTGGTGCGTTGTCGGCAGCAATAGGACTGGAAAAATTAGCTTCTAGTTTACCTGAATTGGCAGCGGGTGCATTTGAGAATGCGGCTGCTCTTACGGTATTAGCTGGAGGTCTTACCATATTTGGTTCAGCAGCTATGGTCGCTGGAGTAGGAGCAACGGTTTTAGGGGCGGCACTAATTGTTGTATCAGTAGGTCTTAACCTTCTTGGAACAGGCTCTATGTTGGCTTATGCAGGATTATCGCTACTATCTACATTATTTCCGGTTATTTCTGAGTATGGACTGCAAGCATCTGCTTCACTTTTGGCTCTGGGTGCATCACTCGCAGTGTTTGGGGCAGGAGCTTTAGTAGTAAGCGCAGCGGTTGTGGTATTAGGAGCTGGATTATTAGTTGCATCTACAGCGGTTCTTGTATTATGTGCAGGAGTCCTTGTTCTATCCGGGGCTATGATGGCAATTTCTGTGTCTGCCATTGCAGCTGTTGCGGCATTGAGCACATTTGTACTTTTGTTACCGGCTTTGACATCTAACGGATCTGCTGGCGCATCTATTGTTCTAGCTCTTGGGTCAGCGCTGTTGGTATTTTCTGTAGGTGCATTAGCAGCTGGTGCAAGTTGTCTGCCACTTACCGCAGGATTATTGATGTTCGGTGCAGCAATGACTACAGGCGCAGCTGGTACGCTCCTAATGGCTACAGCTTTGAAATCAGTAAATTCCAGTATGAAATCAATTTCAAAGAATGCAAAGTCTGCTGAAAATTCTTTGAGCAGTATGCGTGGTTCTGTAGATGTGGTAGGCAGCGGATTGGATGCAATTGGAAATAAGGCAAAATCCGCTATGAAGTCTTTAATAAATGCGTTTGATAATGCGGCAGGAAAAGCAACTACCTCCGGTCAGAAAGTAGGTAATAATTTTAATAACGGCCTCCGTTCCGGCAGTTCCAAAGCAGTCGTTACTGCAACGACAATATCTGTTAGTGTGGCATCAGCGCTTAGCTCTGCAAGTAGTGGCGCATATAGCGCTGGCGTGAACATTGGAGCAGGTCTTGTTAATGGTATGCGATCTATGGTTGGTGCGGCATGGTCGGCTGCGGCTGAACTGGCATCAGCTGCAGAGGCAGCTATCCGGGCAAAAGCACAGATCCACAGTCCATCGAGGGTATCTGGAAAATTGGCAAAGTATTTCGGACAAGGATGGGTTGATAACCTAAGGGCAATGACGAAAGAGGCATGGAGTGCGGCACAGGAGTTGGTGTCCATACCAGATGTGCCATCAGTTGGGGATGTCAGGCTTGCTTATGCGGGAGATGTTCCTGATTTGAGTGGTGAATATGATTATAATTCGAATGTATATGTAAGGGTTGAATCCCATCTTGATGTAGATGGAAGAGAGGTTGCAAAAGTTACCGCTCCGTATACAAAAGAGGAACTTGACAAGATAGAAAAACGGGAAGACAGAAAGCATGGAAGGAGATAATATGTATAAATTTATTGATACTATTGAGCGTAATAATGAGGAACAGCTCCCATCCGAGGCTATGAAGTTTAATGGAGTCTATCTTGAAAAAGAGATTCCCGGATACCGGACATTGCAAGTGTCCGGCCGGGAGATTCTGGAAAATGAATTGACAGAAAGCGAAGTCGGAACAGCAGATGGAGCAAGATTACGAAGAAAGCGCTATCCACCTAGAGTAATAACGGTGAAGTATTGCCTAAAATCAGAGGATAGTGTTTCGTTTCGAGCGGCTTATAATAAATTGAATACAATTTTGGATGCTGAAAATGCGCAATTGATTTTCAATGATGAGCTGGACAAATATTTTATTGGAACAAAGCAGGGAGCAAGTGAAGTGCCTGCCGGAACAAATGTCGTAACGGGAGAGATTGAATTTCTTTGTTCAGATCCATTTAAGTATGCGGTAAATGAGAAGACGGTTCTTCCGACACTGGATGATGGAAAAACAATTGTTTTGGATTATGCTGGAAGTTATAAATGTTATCCAAGGATTATTTCAACAGCAAATGGTGATCTTGGATTTGTAGGATATGTGAACGATCAAGGACGAGTTCTTCAGATTGGTGATACAGAAGAAGTGGATGCCGATAAATACGAGGCATCTCAAGTTTTGATTGATGATACACACTCTGGTATGGATTCATCAGAGTGGTTGGACAATATTGCAAAAAACACACCGTTTACAACAACGTCCGGAGCACTTCTTTCGGCTACTCAATCAGGAAGTATGATGATAGCAGATGATGGATATGGGAAAAATATCTTGCAGGTTGAAAATTATGGTTCTGGCTCTGAATTTCACGGTCCGAGTATTACAAGGACCGTACCTGCTGATTCTAGTGGTCACGCAGGGGCAAAGAATTGCACGCTTTCCTGGCACCATTTGTTTGAGGCAAGTGGTCCGGCAGAGATTGGGTTTGTACAGTTTCTTATGACTACGAAAACAAAAAGTGGTGAAAAGAAGAATGTTGCAGGCATCAATTTTTCAAAGGGCGGGAGCTCCGGGATGACAGAACGTGCCCATATGTATGTAGATGGAAAGTATCAGAAAGATGTGACATTTGATGTGCGAAAGGGCAATGTGATTACAGGCAGTAAGGGAGGGCGTTCCAGTATATCTAAATTTGGCGGTAAATTTACATTTAATATTGCAGGACGTATTTATGAATTTAATCGCCCGGAGTTAGCCGATATTGAAGTACATGAAGTAAGTATATACATAGGATGTTATAAGAATGTGCCGGCAGTGAGTTCAAATGGTGTGTATTCTGTACGTTTCGTATCGCATTCAGTGGATGCTTGGAAGGATGTTCCGAATAAATTTGGAAAGAAAGACGAAATTGTTGCAGATTGCAGGAGTGGAAGTGTTCATGTAAACGGAGTGGAAGTACCGGGAATTGGAGCGGTCGGCAATGATTGGGAAGAGTTTTATCTACGGCCTGGAAAAAATCAAATTCAGTGTACATATTCTTCATGGTCGATACGACCTGATTTTAAATTGAAATACAGGGAGGTATATTTGTGATCATTTACTTTGCGGATAGACAAATGAACATTCTCGGTCAAGCAAGCACAAACCTCCCAGAGGGGATTTTGTTAGTGGATGACTTGAAGACCGAGGATGTAGACACTGGGGTGGCAATTTTTGAATGCACATTGCCATATGAACCAGAAAAAATGAATGATGTAAAAATATTTGCCGCTGTAGGAAATTACATTTTGCGTAAGAATGAAGAAGAGACGGAATTTTATACAATAATCGAATCTGAAAATGATACGAAAACACAAGAGTTGTACATATATGCTGAGGATGCCGGACTTGATTTGTTAAATGAAATTGTTGGAGCATATGAGGCTGATAAGGCTTATCCAGCATCATTTTATATCGAAAAGTTTTCAAATGATAGTGGATTTGAAATCGGCTTAAATGAAATCAGTACTTTAAAACGGAAGTTGAAATGGGAAGGTGAGCAGACAGCAACGGAACGAATAGCAAGTGTGGCAACTAAGTTTGATAATGCAGAGATATCTTATGATTTTGTGATTGAAAAATTAGAGGTTGTGCATAAGCGGATTAATATCTATAAGAAACGTGGAAAAGATGTGCAATCTGAATTACGTTTGAATCGAGATATCGACCGTATTATTACAAAAGAGTCAATCAGCAATCTAGCTACCGCACTGATTCCAACCGGGGCTATACCAGAGGGGAAAGAAGTTCCGGTTACGATTGAGGGATACAAGTATGATGATGGAGATTTCTATGTTTCGGGTAATCGACTATATTCCAGGAAAGCGTTGGAAAAATGGAGTAGGTATCAATGGGAAAAAGGCAGTGGCGCAGGTCATATTGTTAAGACGTACAGCTATGAGACTACAAGCCAATCAGAGTTGTTTAATCGGTCATTAAGCGAATTGAAAAAGTGCTGCGATGTGGAAGTGAACTATGAAGTAGATATTTCAATTCTTCCGAAGAACGTAAAAATTGGAGATACAGTAAACATTGTGGATAATGAAGGGGACTTGTATTTATCCGCTAGAATTTTAAAATTGGAGCGTTCGGTTGCAAATGATACTCATAAAGCAACTTTGGGAGATTATCTGATTCGGAATAGCGGTGTTTCGGAACGGTTAGAGGATTTGGCGGAACAGTTTAAAAATCTGGCACAGACAAGACCACTTTATACTTGGATTGCTTATGCAGATGATCCCTTTGGAAGAGGGATATCTCTTATCCCAGATGGTAAAAAGTATATTGGAACTGCGACCAATCGTGCAACGAAAGAACCGGATTTGAGTGACGTAACGGTGTATTCATTGATGCTGGCCAAAGGAGATGATGCGGTGCTTTTGCGCATTGATTCCAGTAACGGAAGTATATTTAAAAATAGTGGTGTTGCAAC